TGCCCATTCAGGTGCTATTGTTAATAAGAATAATGATGACTTTAAATCATATTTGAAACGTCGTGAAAAATTAAATGAACAACAACAAGAAGTTGTCAATTTACAGGATGAAGTGACAAATCTGAAAAGTGATGTGGATGACATAAAGAATATGCTCCATACCATCACCGATTTATTAAATAAATAGACATATAGATAGGTCTAATTATAGATGGCACAGCCTAGTACTAGACAAGAACTTATTGATTATTGTTTAAGACAGTTGGGTGCTCCTGTATTGGAGATCAACGTGGCTGATGAACAGATTGAAGACCTTGTAGACGATGCAATTCAATATTTTCAAGAGAGACATTTTGATGGTGTAGGTCAAACATACCTCAAGTATCAAATAACTCAGGCTGATGTTGATAGGGGAAAGGCAAGACCGCCTGGTGCTCCTGCTCAAGGTTCTGGACGACCATCGGTTGGTATTGCTTCAACTGCGGCAAGTACAACTATCGTAGGAACTGCAACTACATTTACATATTATGAAAATAGTAACTTTCTTCAAATCCCACCTAACGTCATCGGGATTAACAAAGTATTTCAATATGATGATGCTCAATCAATTAGCTCATCAAACATGTTCAGTTTCAAGTATCAACTGTTCTTGAATGATATCTACTATTGGGGTAACACAGATTTGTTGAGTTACTCAATGGCAATGTCGTATTTGGAATCGATGAATTTCCTTCTGAATACACATAAACAAATTAGATTCAATCAAAGAAAAGATAGAATGTATCTTGATATTGATTGGAGTAATCTCAAAGTTGGTGAGTTTATTATTATTGATTGTTGGAGAACTGCAGATCCCAATGATTACCCAAGAGTCTATAATGATTCTTTCTTAAAACCATATCTGACAGCACTTATAAAGAAACAGTGGGGTCAGAATTTGATTAAGTTCCAAGGAGTCAAACTACCTGGTGGTATTGAATTCAACGGAAGACAGTTATATGATGACGCACAAGCAGAACTCGATCGTATACAGGAAAGAATGTTGAGTACATATGAGTTACCACCTCTTGACATGATAGGGTGATGACATATGTTAAATCCTTTTTTTCTTAACGGTACTAGATCCGAACAAAACCTAATCCAGAGTCTTGTAAACGAACAGTTGCAGATGTATGGTGTGGAAGTACATTATCTTCCAAGGACATACGCAACTACAAATAAAGTCATAAAAGAGGTAGTTGAATCTGAATTCAAAAATGCATATCCTCTAGAAGCATATATTGATAATTATGAAGGATATACTGGTCAGGGAACTATTCTTTCAAAATTTGGTATTGAAAATAGAGATGATCTTCAACTTATCATCTCCAAAGAAAGATTTGAAAATTATATCTCCCCACTTACAAGAGACTTAACTGGTGTTGAGTTAAACACGAGACCTAAAGAGGGAGACTTAATTTATTTCCCACTAGGAGATAGATTATTTGAAATTAAGTTTGTTGAGCATGAACAACCCTTTTACCAACTCAAGAAGACTTACGTTTATGAATTAAGATGTGAACTCTTTAGATATGAAGATGAGGTAATTGACACTGATATTGCTGAGATTGATGATGAAATCGAACAAATTGGTTATATTCAAACATTAAATCTAATCGGTGCTGGTACAACGGCTACTGCTACAGCAACTATTTGTTCTTCTGGAGCAGTTAATAAGATCTACCTCTCAAATATGGGAAGAGGTTTCACTGCTCAACCAAGGGTTGGATTCTCATCTGCTCCAAGTGGAGAGACAACTGCGGTCGGTATTGCATCAGTAAATTATACTTATCCTGCATGTGATGGTAAATCTGGTAAAGTATCTGCGATTAATATAACAAACGCAGGTTGCGGATATACGATAGCACCTGTAATTACTGTTCTTGGTGGTGGTGGATCTGGATTTGCAGCGACCACTGGTATTTCGACAAACGGGTCTATTCAAACCTTTACAGTTACGAATGGTGGATCTGGATATGTAACTGCACCAACTGTATCAATTGGTGTTACTCAAGGTAGTGTTCGATTTAGTTCAAATACCATTAGATTCAGTACTAATCAAGAAGACTTTAGTAATGGTGCCGGTGCACCTCCGACGAGAGATGCAATAGGTATTGCTACAATAAATGCATCTGGTATCGTGACAGCTATCTACATCTTAGATGGTGGTGAGGGTTACGATTCTGCACCTGTTATAACAATTAGTGCTCCTAATGTAAGTGGAGAAACAGGTATTGGAGGAACGTTTGTATTCAATGAGATAGTCACTGGATCAATCTCTGGAACGACTGCAAGAGTTAAAGAATGGAATGGTGTTACAGACGTTATGGAAGTCGGAGTTATTAGTGGTTCGTTTACTGAAGGTGAAATATTAACTGGTTCTGAATCTGGTGCAAAGTATACTGTAGGAAGTATTAATACAGATGATATTGTTGATCCATATGCCGATAATGATAATATAGAAATAGAAGCAGATACGATTATAGATTTCTCTCAAAGTAATCCATTTGGAATGCCTTGATACAAAACTGTTAAATA